TCTTGCCAATGACGACGGGAAATGTCGATAGACCTTTGACCATCAAGAACAACGCAACGCGAATAGCTAACGTGGTTTTACCTTCGCCCCGAGGCCCTGCAATGCCTTGGTCGCCGCCGTATCTAGCCGCGTCGATAATCGATTCAATCATCGCTAGACGGTCGCTAGTCCACGCCTCGAAGAATTGTGATGAGAAGTAGGTGGACAGCCAAAGGGAGCAATCAGACTCGGCTTCAAGACGCCTAGAGGGGTTTAACGGGGACAGGATAAAAATGTCCCGTTGGCTGGCCCGTTTCTTCGCCATCAAGTCGCGTTGGTATGCTCGACGGTCACCCTTGACCGGGTCGGCTTGCGATGCCGTTTTCGGATGCAAGCTTGCTAAGCTCTGTAGCTGGGATAGATCTAAGGAGTTCAAGAAATCGTAATCGTTGCTCATTTTCTTTAGACTCCCGCTTCGCGTCGAGCTCTTCCCGTTTGCAGTCGATCGCATCCGCTGCGAGCAGCACCTTGGCCGCATCGATCGCCAAACCCGGATCGGTCAGGCATTGCATTAGGGCTTCCTTGATCGCCTCTTTGTCGACGTTCCATTTTTCCTTCAGGGCTCGATTGACCAAGCGTAAATCCCTTGCTGTCTTGATCTCCAAGCAAACCGCCCCCTACCCCGCGAAACCGCTTGCTAACATGCTAACTTTCACCTGAAATACTGGGCTAATGATCTGCGTATCGCTCAGTCGAGCCTTTGGAAGTACCTTTAGACTAGGGGGGCGTATCACGTTTGCTTCTCCTGCCATTCAACACTTTTCCCACTCTTGACTCGCGTGATCTTGACGCCTGAGTCGCTTACAATCTCGACCGACCATCCATACCAACCCGGTCGGAGCGTGCCTGTAACGGTCTTAGCAACGTCAAAATCGAGGTGAACATTGCCGCCCGTCGCATCGGTCACGGTCCCAGTAGCGATGAATTGATTGACGCCTTGCCCATCCTCGTATCTCATCCCGAATCTAGCCGTCGATGTCGCGATAACGTACCCGCTAGGTAACGCCACGGTCCACCTGAACCGCCTTCCGTTGGCCGCTAGGTAATCGTCCCCGATAATCAAAGGGCTTGCCAGTTGGCCCGTTGCCGTTACTGGAGTTGAGACGTTGACCGTCCCACCTGCCGTAATCAATGCCGTCTTATCCCTGATCTCGTCCAAAATCCCGCTCGATGGATCTGTCGGTGTGGTTCCGCTCGTAGGCACTCCAAGGATAGCCCTGATCGCTGTCCGCTCATTCGCTGTCCAATCTGTTCCACCAGCACCGCCCGCAACCATTGAAACCGCGATCGTATCCAAGCGGAATTGCCCCGCTCCATCGCTTTCAATCATGCTGTCGAGCCTGCTTAGGGCCTGAGTAGCTGCTACCGCTGCAGCGATCTCAGTTGCCGCATCGCTTGCTAGCCCATCTGCCGTGAACCAATTAGCGGAGAATGCCGCCGAGGTGTACGCGCCTGCTTGGACGGCATGTACGACGACTGCAACATGGCCGTTCCCTGCGTTGATTGCCATTGATCCAAAGTTAGCCGGGAATGTCACGCCGCTTATCGAGCCGACTGCGCCTGTCACGCTAGCCACCGCTCCACCTGCGAAGGTACTTACCGCCCCCGCAAAAGCCGAGATTGTCCCCGTTGCCGCAGCCAAGCCGCCTGTTGTATTGGTCGCGTTGGTGACGATTGCATCGAATACGCTCGGAAGCAAAACGGTACACCGATGGATCGCCATCGCCTGAGCCGCATTATTTACCGTAATGTCCAACCGCCCTGCCGTGTCAGTGTTGCCGGTCGATAAAGCGATTAAATAGTTTCCGTTGTGGCTGTGCGTTGCCGTCGCTGGACTGGCAAGAGCTGCCGACGATCCGTTTTTCGTGATCTGAAAATCACCGATAACCGCCGTAGTAATCGCAAGCCCTGCCGAGTCAAGCACGGGGCCGACTAAGACTGTAGCCGCTGTGGATTGTTTCAAAAGTTGCATTAGCAATTGCTCCCGCAAATTAGCCGCCGTCGTCGATTGGTTGTCGCCACGGCTGCTTTGCCCCTGCGCTTTGGTCGCTCGGGCAATAAACCAAAGCCCCTGCCCGCTATGTAAAGCTGCCGGATTTCTGGTGGCGTGAGTGTTCGAGAATAGACCCGAAGATCATCTGTGAACCCAGAATAAAAGTCGCTGTTAATCCCGAACCTATACCCAATACCTAGCCCGTTCGTTTTAACTAGAGACACCGTGTCGGATCGAGTGCCTACTTGCACGCCGTCGAAAAACAGCCTTGCGCCTGAGGCATCCGCAACGCCGCAGATATGTGTCCATCGATTCGCGTAAGTCGCCGATGTCATGGCAACGGAAAGCACCGCAGTTCCCCCGAAGGCAAACTCCAAATTCTGAAAATTAAATCTCAGCCCGAACGAAACGCCAAATTCTCCAAGCCCAAAAATTCTGGTTTGCGCGTTTGTCGTTGTCGGATTGATCCATATCGAAAGGCTGTTTGTCTGGTTGCCCATACCTGACATTTGAAACAGGCTACTAAACACCCGGTCATCGGTTCCGTCGTGAAGAAACGCAAGCTTACCGCCGCTCGTTCGCCATGCCGTCGACGCCGTGTTTAACATCGAGCAATGATTATTTCGCCCGCTTCGATCTAGCAAGCGAAAGCCTGTAGCTCCTAGCGACGGACACCATGCTCCGATTAAGCCGCGTTCGCTCATTATTGCACCTGGGGCTTAACGCCCTCGTAGAACAACCCCTGATTGCCTGCGGTCGAATTGAGATTCACGCCAGTCGAGTGAGTCACGAACAAGACGAATTTACTAGGCAACACTCCGCCGAAAACCGATCTAGCCGAGACGCCTGTGAAGTCGTAGCGTCGGTCTGCCGTGCTGGTCGTCGATATGCTTGCAACCGATTTGCAAATTGAATTTTTGATGTCTTGGGATGTAATCGTTTCTGCCGATGTGGTCCCATCGAAAACATCCGGCCAACCCGAGCCATTCCAAGCGATCGCCCACACTTCAATTGCTCGCGATGCCGTTGGTCCTGTTCCAACCGTGATAAATCCGCTGAGGATTATGTCCTCGTAGCCGTCGCTTGTGTTGTCGATAACCGACGACTCAAGCCCTGCGAGCAGGTTGGTATCCGATGCAAGCGAAGCAATAGCCGCCGTGATCGTCTGCTGTGCGCCGTACTTTGTCAAAATGTCATTGGGCATTATTTACCTCCCTGCGAGCGTTTTGGACCGCACCCCTGCCTAGCGTACCTACGCCGTTATGGTCGACCCATCGGACGGTTTGATCCGCCAGGGCTAGCAGTTCGTCGGCCATCGCTTGCGTAGCGAATTGGCACTGAACCAAGGCCCCAACCATTCCGCGCGTAGCGGGTAAGTCCATGTCGACCGTCTGGAGCCTTGGCGAGTTAATGTACTCAAGAATATTAATTGCCGTCTCTTGGCATGGATGGTTGCCGTTTGTCCTTGCGAGCTCCAGCTTGGCCCTGTATCCGTTCCTTGATGAATGCTCGACCACCTTCCAAAGGTCAACGGGCTTGCGAACGGTCACCGTCTTCGCGTTGATCGCATCCGCTGCCGCTTGGTCGCTAAGGCTTGCATATTCGGCCTTGGAAAGCTCGTCGATTAAAGCTTGGCTCATTTTTGCTCCTTGCTAATAGCCGTCAGATTGCCCTTTAGCTCGTAGTACATTTTTCGCAGTTCGTCACGGTCTTTTTTGCATTCCGTAAACTCCTTGGAAACCATGTCGACAAGCTCTTTTCCTTTTGTCGCATCGCGGAAATAGAGGTGGACAATCGCGCCTGCCATTGCACCGCCCGCCGTGGTAATTATCCCAAGCAAAAGGTTGTCGTTGGATGTAATTTGAGCCAAGAAAATCATCGCACCGCCTCCCCTGCTTGCTCTAGCGTTGTGTAGCCAGTCCGCGTCGTTTTCTTATCGCCCGATTCGATTTCAAACGTCGGAGTAATCTGGTATGAATGAACCTCAACGATGCCAACTGCCCATCCCGCATCGAGGAATCGATTCATCTCGCACCGCTTCCATTTCTCGCATGGGGGGCAATTGGCAGAGACAAAAACCAAGATTTCGCGCTTGATCTTTTCGTGTGGATTGTCCGAGGGGCTTGGCATCGGGTCGACCATTTTGCCAGCGTCGGCAATATGGTTTTCTGCCAGAGACCTAGCAAGGGAGATTGACACCGCCGCGTCTTTTGCTGCGTCGGAAATATGATCCGGTTGAGTCGCGTTCCCGAAATCTGTTTCGGGAACCCTGCTTAATTCTAATGTTTTGCTTGCTTCGCGCATCGTTTCGATCAACGGTCTAGAATCTGTCAAGTCGCATTGCGTAGGGTCTTTAGCCGGTTCGCCGCAGAGCCAAAACAATCCAAGCAACAAAACGACCATAATTACCGGCCCTCCTTTTTCGCTCATCCTAGTGGCCTCGATTGCATCCAAGATACCGCCCTTGGTCCTGGCGTAGACAAATCCGAGACGCCGACGATTGATGTATATTCGTGTCGGCAAAGTTGATCGATTACCGAGGGAGCAATTTCGGTCCAAGAATCGTTGTGCGAATTTAATCGCCAAATGTAGTTGCGGCCCATAGTGTCTTTACGTTTGCTGTAGCCAAGCCACGCTGTAGCATGTCCGCCGCCGCCGCGTAGGCTGATCGATTCGAGTACGCCATTCCGAGAGTAGAACGAATCATTCCAAAGAGTCCCGGTATGAATCGCGCCGACGCCGCTGGCTAGATACTGGAAGATTGCATCATACGAATCTAGCCACGTGTGCGAACGGATTTTGAACTGGCCTGCCTTGGCCCGCATGGCATCAGTGACGATCGTTCGAGCGTTCGATGGGTAGGGTGTCCGGTAGGGCAAATCGGACTCGGGTAGCATCCCGATCGTGGTTGCCACCTTTAGCCCGCTGCTAATCGTCGAACCCTTATCGACGCCAAAGAGCCTGCCGCCATCAAGTCGCTGAGACTCTAGGTAGGCGTAGAGCGAAGACAATTGACGCTCGGCAGAAAAACCACCTTGAGCAAGGGCCCAGACGCATTCGCAAGCATTGGCAAGACTGAACCCTTGGCATGAACTCATATTAAGTTGCTTATCATGCCGCATCATTGGCCGAGGGTCGATCTCTTCGGGCGCGTTGAAATCGCCAACGCGAAACCCAAGTTCGGTCGAGGTCGCTCGAATCTCGTCGCGGTTCTCGATTGCGGGGTGGTAGCCAGTAAATTCAGTCGTCATTGGCGATTACCTCCAGGCTTTCAAGCATCGGAATAGCCAAGCTATCAACCAGCCATTCCGTCGACACCCTGATAACTGCAAACGGCAAAAACGCGAACCAAACGACGACATAAGCCACAACCGCCGATATCTGCCTTGCCCGTTTCATTCGCCATCCTCCAGCCCTCGATTGTCGCCAGGGCCTAGCGTGCCATCGGGAAGTATATCATATTTGATATGATCGAGCTTCTGGGCCCCCATCGGCTTACCGGGATTGGGTCGCATCGAGTAGCCCGCCGCAAACGCCGCCCCAGCCAGCACCGCCAGAAATGCCGCGACGCCGAAAGGCCCGGCCCATAGGACCAATTGAACAATCTTCCAAGTGACAAATCCTAATTCGTCCATTACCACGCCCCCGAAATTTCTCGATTGATCTTTGCAATTTCCGCTTCACGCCCCGCAAAGGTCACAGGCAAATCCAACTTGTCGATCGCCGAGTAAACCTTGTCCAAGGCCTCGCGATTTTTCCCGCCCGCGTTGTCGGCAATAAATTTGGTCCATTGCTCTTGGTCTTTGATTTCGCCGCTCTCGATCTTAGCTGCTGCGTCGAGAAAAGCTTGCTTGTACGCCGCGCGAATGCTTGGGATTGTCGACCGGACAACCGCAGTTACCCCAGCCGGCTTAGATGAATCACCCCCTCGCCTTGGTTGTTGGCTAACCACGTAGAGGACCAAGCCCCCAATGATCAACCAAGGAATCCAGTTGTCTTGTTTCGCTGCCATCGTCACTCCATTTTTGCCCCTGCCAACTCACCGAGCCCCTAGCATCGGAAAAGTTCGGGTTGGCTAGGGGTTATTCGTCGTCGTCAAACGGTTCGCCCGGAATCGTCTTCACAGGCGGATCTTCAATCTTGTTTTGTTGCCACCAAATCCAAAGCTGCAAAGCGATTTGGATAAGCAAAAACAACGTAGCCGGATCAATGCCGACTGGCATTTCCGGATGAGTAGCAAAGAGAAGCTTTTGGGCATCTTCATCGCCGTCGACTGCCTGCTTTACAAGCTTGGCAACTTCAGCATCAGTCTTGCTAGCGATCCAGATTTCCCTAGCCGCTCTGCGTGCTGCAAATCGATCTGCAAGTTTTGATCGAGTCACTTTGCCACCTCGTCGGGCTTAGGCAAGGGCCGGACTGAATCGCCTACGATCCAAGCCCCAATGACGTAGACTAGTTGCTGGATCTGATCTTCCGACAGTGGCAGTCGGTCCTTGAGGACGACCACGGCAATCGTAGCCGCAGCCGCCCAAAATCGCTTCGATTTGAATAACTCTGAGAGGTTCATGGTTTTTCTCCTTTCCAACATCTTATCCACCGTCAAGGGGCTTGACAATCACCAGCCCCGCAAATTTCATTTTTGACGCTGCCCGCCTGCCCCGCTCCTCAAATCCTCGATCCAAAACTGCGACGTGTCGAAAACATCCGCCGAGTACACCGCCACGCCGAGAGCCGCCCATACTTCGGTGGGCTGGATTATGTTTTTGCGTTGCGTCATTGTGTTACCTCGATAATCGTTCCGACCGAATCGCATGGACCAACGTACCACTTTTCAACCGTCAGCCTGCAAACCTGCCCATCGTCATTGTAGGCGATATCGTTCAAGGCATCGAGAACTGCCTTGCCAATGTTGTCTAGGTCCGGCTTCGTGGTCTTCGGCTCAGCTTGCTGCCGTCGCTTCTTGCTGTGGCCTTTTGGCCGCTCAAACCAACAAACGATCCTAATTTCAACCGGCCCCTCCAGCACCTCCCCTCCCGCGTTGACGTAGGCCAGCCTGATTGCTTGCTTGTACGCATGGACGGGATGGTCTTGCTCTGTGTAGGCTCTTGCAAATCCGCCCTTCGTCGAGACTTTGACTCGTGGTTGTGCGATCGGTTCGCCTCGTATGAAGATTTTCATTTGCCTGCCTCCTTTCGCTGCTTGAGCTCGGCCCTAATAACCAGCGTCATTCCGCGATCGAAGGCCTTGGTGCGGGTCGCTTGCTTGATTTGTAAAAAATACTTGTCGGCCTTCCGGCCAAACATACCGCGCCGAAAGATTTTTCTTGCCTGCCTGATTTTCATTAGCCAACCTCCTTGACCAATCGATCTAAATACCATTTCGCCTTGCGCAAGTCCTCAACGCCGCCCTTTTCCTTGTACCGCCAAAGGTACTTCATTGCGTTGCCCCGAAGGTAGTCGGGGAAGCCATCGCCAAGAGCCGCCTTGATAGCCTCGATGCACTCGATGCCGCCTTGCTTGTAGTGCGAAGGGTTGATCGGGTCGCTCGAACTATCCGGGCTTTTCGGATCGCTGCATTCAGTTGTCAAGGAATCCTTTACAACTGGTGGCTCGACGGGTCGGCATTGTTCCCAACCGGCCCAAAACCAATTCTCTCTACCGCTCGGCGTCACCTTTATCAGGCTTTCGCATCGTCCAATCACCTTGCACTGCACCCAAACCATATCGCCTACTTTGAGCTCACTCACCCTGCACCTCGATTCCTTTGTTGTGTTTTTCCATCGCCAAACCATAAGCCTCGGCTGTTGCCAGCACAACGCTATCGGGAACTTTCCACCAAACGATATCGTACAAGCCGTTCCTGGCCTTGGTGATTTTTCGCTCTAAATCCACTCGCTCAATATCCTCCGGCGTTGCGATTTTCGCTCGCTCGTATCGCAAGCCTCCGCGTCCTGTTAAATCTTGGTTGAATTCGTAGCTTCCGGCTCGTATGCGTCCAGTTTTAGTTACGCTGTCAACGATCAAAACTTCCGAGCGTCGATCATGACGCAAAATCAGCTTATCACCCACTTTCACTTGCCAGCCCTCCGTGCTGGATGGGTCTTGTTTGTCAATTTCGCGATCCATTGCCTAAGCTCCTTGTTTCTTGCCTGTAGTTCCTCAACTTGCTTTTTAAGTTTACCGGCTTCACGTTGAAGCGTTCGGACTGTTGCTCGTAGTGTTGGCTTACTTGCCTTCATGCTTAATTCGCTCATCGTCAACGATAGCCGAAAGGGCATCGAGTTGATACGCTTCAAAAAACCTTTGCTCGTCGCGCATCATTGCCGATGCTTGCAAGAACGCTTGGCTTGCGCAATCGGTAAATGACAGGTCGGCGGTAAGTCTTATGCTTGCCAACGCCGCCTCTGCGTACCGCCTAAATTGCTCTCTGTCTTGCATTTGCTGCTTGTTCATTAAAAAGCCCCATTGTTAAAATTATCGTGCAAGGGTTTAGCTTGCATGAAACCATCCGAAAACCGCTTCCCGTTGAAGCTAAGTGTAATTTGCGCGATCTTGCCGTTCCTTTGCTTCTCAAGCAACAGGCTAGCCGTCTCGCTGTCCCGCTTCTCTCGATGCAAGAGCATCACGATATCCGCGTCTTGTTCGATCGCCCCTGAGTCGCGCAGGTTGCTGATCCCTGGTACTTCCCCTTCGGCTTGACGCCCTAGCTGACAAAGCACTAGCAACGCGATGTTTAACTGCTTGCTGATCCGTGCTAGATCGTTGCTTATCATCGTCACCCTCTCGTAGATTGACTTGCCTTCTGCGGCCCTAATCAATCCTAGGTAATCAATAACCGCTAGCTTAATGCCCCTCTTGGCAACCTCAGCACGTAGCCTAGATTCAATCCTAGCGACATTGGCCCCGCTGGCCTGCCAAACGTACAAAGGTAGCTTTCTGGCTTCGTCGCAAGCCTTGAGCATCCCGAATACCTTTTCGTCGGTATAGCTAAGCGTTTGCATTTCTGTGATTCGCATATTAGCGTCTCGAACGAATTGCCGTTGGCTGATTTGCTGGTTCGACATTTCAAGCGAAACAAATAGGCTTGGATGCCCGCTGCCCGCTGCGTGATGCGCGATATCCATAGCCATTGCTGATTTCCCGATTGACGGCCGCGCCGCAAGAATCGCGTAAGACCCTAGCGGGATGCCGCCTGATAGCACCCCATCAAGTTCACGAAACCCCGTTTGAACCACGGAAGATTGAACCTTGCTTGACCTTGCATCTTCAAGAGCACCAAGGTAGTTCGACATCATTTCGCCGATTTGCTCTATGTCGTCGCTGCCTGCCCCCTTGGCTTTGGCTAGCTTCTGTTGAGCAAACCCGATAACGTCGTCGGGCTCGAATGATAATGCTTGGGCTTCTGTTAAGGCTAACTCCAAGGCAACGACAACCCGCCTACGCTCTGCCCATTTTGCTAGCTCCTCAGCATGGTACAAAACATGGCCCGGGGTCGTCTTGGTAATCAACTCTCCTAAGATCGCTGGACCGCCGATCTTTTCCATTACGCCACTCTTAATCAACTCGGAAAGCATTACCGATTCCCGCCAAAACTCGACGCCCAATTTAGCCATTGCATGGAACGCCCCCCAAAGGTCGGCCATCGACTGGGACAGGAAATCATCCTGCGTTACGATCCCTGACGCTTGATGAAAATCCTTTGGCCTAAGAAGCACCCCCGCTATCAATTGCGCCTCAATTGCTTTGGCAGTCTCAATGTGTTGGCTGTGTAGTTTCATGCTGGTTCCCAGTTGGAGTCTACTTTCGGCAAATCGGATTCACGCTTTATCGGCTTGCCCGTCGCTTGGCTTCGCTCTGGTTCGATGTACCTTGGCTTGATACCCTGGTACTCATTGGCTGTTGCAAATTGGATGCAATCCAGCAAGTGCGTTTTGTCGCGGTAGGCCTTGTCCCACCCAAGGCAAAGCCTCGATCGGTCCTTGATCCGATGCCCGATGTCAACGCGCATCCTTTCAAAGGCCTTAAGGGCTTCGCGGATTTCAGGAGAGTCTAGCCTAGCTGGTACGAGGAATTCGCCGACGGTCTCTTTTGGCTTGCGCTTTGGCTTTTCGCCTGGAGGCGGTTCGGTCGCTTGTAGGTCTTGATCTTTCTTTGGCGGACCTGCCACTTCTCCCCCTTGGGGGGCTAAGGGGGTATTAAGTAACTCTTCTCTTCTCTTCTCTTCTCTGGTCCCCCCTTTTGTCCCGTTTTTGTCCCCTTCCGACGGGGACAGCTTTATCCGCTGCATAGCCTTCTTTTTCTGGCCTTTTGCACGTTCTTTCGCGCTTTTTGACAGGTGGACCTCGTAGCCTGGAATGGAAACCACGCCATCTTCCACGTACAACCAGCCGACCGAAATCAACGCATCGGAAAAACCGTCCCTCCCTGCGACCCTATCCAGTCCCTTTTTTGTCCCCTTCACTTGGGGACAATCTGGGGACAGATTCAGGTCGACCCAAAGCCAAAAGGCGACTAGATGCCCTACCACTTCATATGGTGAAGCGTCGAGCGTGTCGGCCAATAGCATGACTTCGGGCTTGCCCAATAGCCCGTGCTCGATCTTGATCCAATCACCGGCCATGATTGCGTCCTTGCGTGAAAAAAGCCCCCCCGGTGCATAGGTTGACCGCCTTGGCGTAGAAACGCCTAGAAATGCACCGAGGGGGATTGTGTGTTCGTCTGGCGGTCAAACCTGACGCAATCATTATATCCATTGTTAATTCCTTTGGAATAAGTTACTCGAAGGAAACCGTAAGCTTGCGAGCCGGATCCCAATCAGGGCAAGCCTCGATGAAATCAGACAAATCCCAAACGCGGGTTACGCCGCCGTACTTCCATTGAAAAAAACCTCGGCCCATTCGATCGATCGCTACTAGCTGGTTCCATGTCTTGGCCTCCTTGTCGAACGTAAACCCAACCCTAGCAAGCCAGTTTCGAATCATGTAAGCATCGCCCCTCACAACACAAACCTTTTCATCAATCGCCACAAACGGAGCCGTAACCACCCTCTGGCATGGATCGGTAGGCAAATACTCAAAGGCATCGACAATATGGAACAGGTCGCCGCAGCATTCAAACTCTTGACCCTCCCGGTATTTATGAGGCACCTTGCCTCGCCACACGATGTTTAGCCCCGCCTTGCGTTCACCTATGGCAAATAGCTTTTTCTGGATGCCGTCCGGCAGATCGTCGATGAATTGTAACACTCTAGTGTCTTTGTCTTCATCGAAAAAAAACCATGATACCCCGGTAGATACAAAAAGACTCGGTCCAAGCATCCATAAAATGCTTTATGTTTTCTAGCGGTATAATCGGAATTTGAATAGTCTCGAATTTAGCTGCCATCATTTCACCCTCAGTTAAAACCACCGAATAATCTAGCCGCCGTGTTTTTCGAGAATCGCCCGAGCGTCTGCGAATGCTCGCTCGGACTCTGCCGCTACGCCCCTGTCGCGCAATGGCAAGGCGAAATCGTGAAGCGTTCGCAACACCTCCAACATCCTTGGAGCTTCGGCCATTAGTTCGGCGTTGGCTTGCGTCTGTGCGGGGTCGCCATCGTCACCGTCTAGGCTAGCTAATCGCTGGCCGTCTGCTGTGATCCTCCATGTATTTTTGTACGCCTCGGATTCCTGAAACCCCCACGGCCCCGGAGTAAATTTCGATTCTGTTATCATGTTTCCTTTCGAGTTAAACCGCCCCGCACGGAGCGTAAAAGAGCCGCCCGCCCGTTAGAGCGAGCGACCCTGGGGCAAGCGGCGGAAGGTTCAACGCCACTTACCGACGGTCGATTGGGTCGATGAACCCGGCTCGTACCGTGCACCAGTCCGTTTAGCGGGATTCTTGCCAGTCAGATAGCAAGCACCTTTGCCGAGGTGGACCAGCCTCTTTGGGAGCTAGCTATCCAGTTCGTCTAGTGCAAAAAGCATATCCTGGTTTTCGCTTGGCCTCTCGATCGAAAGAGCCTCAAGATTCTTGACGGCTTGCCGGTAGTAACTCGGCTTGAGTTCGCACCCAATGCCTTTCCTGCCAAGCTTAACCGCCCCGTAGACCTCGGAACCAACGCCCATGAACGGAGTCAAGACAATCTCGTTAGGGTTTGACCACATTTCAACCGCTCTTTCAATAACGTCGAGCTGTAACGGGTGGACGTGCTTTTCGTCCTCAAGGTCTCTCGATTCTTCAATATTCAAAACGCGATCGATCCTAATATCCATCCAAACCGACGAAGCGTACTGCCGCCAAATCCACTGCGAATAAGAGTTGGTTTTTTGATCGCCAACCATACCTCGAAGGTGCTTAATGTCGTCTGGCATTTTGTTTTCGCCTGCGTAGTCAAGTATGCCGTTTTCCTTTAGCACCGGCATTTTGTTTTCGCCCCTTTTGCGAAACATCAAAAGATAGTCAGCGTTAGCAATAGAGCATCGAGTAGTGTCCTCGCAAAATGTTTTGTGGTGCAACGATTTCATCATAGTGCGATTGCGAACCATTAGCGGTTCTTTCCAAATCATTCTTCGACCTCCGTAGTCAAACCCTCGTTCGAGATGCCTGCGAATTATCTCCCCTGGCAAATCGTACATTGCATCGCAACCCGCGTTACTAAGCGGAATATCCATGCAGTGGACCGCCGATATTCTTCCAGGTTGCGTCAGCCTGGATATTTCATCGATGCAATATCCGTAATGGACAAAAAACTCGTCTTTGTCGATCGCGTTAGACATGTCTCGCGCGTCGCTCGAATAGGTGTATAGACCTGCGAACGGTGGGGAGTAAACCGACAGTCCGATTGATTCACCGGGAAGCTGTCTCATGACCTCGACGCAATCGCCGTTGTAAACCGCAAATTGATCCGTGATTTTTGAATCGCTTATAGCCATGCTGGAACCTCAACTTTCTTAGTGTAAATGTCTTTTCTTTCAACTTTTTGAGCGTTGGTCATTTCCTTTACCAGCACCTCAAACATCTTTTTTGCTTGCTCTGCTTTGCGTCGCATGTTAGCCAAAACAAGCTCTTCGCCTTCGGTCGCCACAACGTCGAGCGTCACCGCTCGCTTTTGGCCAAACCGATAGCACCTCCTGACGCTCTGGTAGTATTGCTCATAGGAGTGACTGGCAAACGCAACAACGTGATTGCAGTGCTGCCAATTTAGCCCCCATGCACCGATTTTCGGCTTGATAATCAGAACGCGAAGCTGCCCACTCTCAAAAGCCTCGTATAGCTCAACCTTGCGATCATCGGGAGTCCTTCCTGCAACCTGACTAGCGCCAGGAATGATTCGCTCTAGCAAGTCTCCTTCGTCGTTGGTTTGGCACCAAACAATTGCTGGCTGGTCGTGACTGACTAGGCTTGCCACAAATTCGCATCGCTCTACCAGTGTTCGCTTGCGCTCTTCTCGCTCTGCACCTAGCCCTCTTGCTGGAACATGCAAAAGGAAACCCGGCGGTGGCGTGCTGGCCCTTACAATATGATCCCGCTCAATCAACTCAGGCAGGATAAACTTTCTGTCATCAAAGCCCAGGTCACTAGGCATCCTGCAAGCTCTCGCCCAGGAAGCTACCCATCGCCAAAACTGCTCTACAGCATGGTTTTTTAGCCGCCACTGCCCGATAGTCTGGGCGACGCGAAAAGCTAGTTTTCCGTAGTAGTTTGAATCTTGCGCAATAAGCTTTTCGGCCTCGATTTGCTGCCTCGTTTCTTTTTTTTGCCCCTTGTCGTCAAGTTGCCGAAAGAATCTTCGAAGCATGTCCGAATGCGACAGCTCTCCAAGCGCCTCGCTAGAAGTTCCGAGTTCAACGTAATCGTTTGGGGCTGCTGTCGCTGTGCAAAGCAAGCGGTAAGGCATCTTCAGCGTGAACCTAGTGATTTGCTTCCTGGTTTCGCCGTCAACAGATTTCAGGATGCTAGATTCGTCACATACAAACCCAGTAAAGTCACTACAGTCAAACAAGTGCAGCCTGTCGTAGTTCGTCACCACAATCTTAGACTCAAGCTCCCCTGCTTTGCTTCGCTTGGCGTCAACGCCAAACTTTTCTGCCTCGCGTTCTGTTTGCTGCGCAACCGCAAGAGGCGTGACGATCAAAACCCGCTTATTGGTATGCTCAACAATTTTTTGAGCCCAGGTAAGCTGCATAGCTGTTTTGCCGAGACCGCAATCTGCGAAGATCGCCGCCTTCCCTTTTCGCAGCGCCCACTCCACCAAGAAGGCTTGAAAGTCATATAGGTAATCTGGCATGGAACCAGGGTCAAATCCGTGATCCCCTCCCATCTGCGATTTTGATTCGATAAACTCATTGTATTTCATCATCTACCTCCAAAGAATTAAAACTTAAAACTTCCATCTAGCCGAAACAATTTCGATCAAGACGAAAATCGACGCCGTAAAAAGTGCCGCGAGGACAACCGTAGCCAAGTACGATCCGTCGAGCCTATCTAGCTTCCGCTCGATCCGGTCAAGTTGGCTTTCGTCATCGGAAGGGGGTTGGTAGGGGTTCATTTACCAATACCTTTCCTTTGCGTGACCTAGGTCGACCATTGCAAGATTAACCGAAAACAACGGGAGCGACCCAGGCTGAGCCACAATCTGCCCGGCTTGCGGGAATCGATCATAAAGCACCGCCAGAAACCGCCCGTACTTGTCGCGCTTCGCCTTGGTCTCTAGCTGGATCGTCTGGACGTAAATGGGCTCAGGGGGCTGTAGTGCCTCCCATAGCCACTTCTTGGAGTCCTTGCCCTTAGCGGTACTCATCTCCGGTGCATCGATGCCGTAGAGCCGAAATCGCTCTTTGCGTAACGTGTCGAATCCCAGGTCGATAATCAGGTCCACGGTATCGCCATCAACAACGCGGATCAACTCGGCTTTGTAGATGTAGATCATATTACCAATCCTCATAAAACGGATTCGCGTTAATGTAGGCCAGCACCCTAGCTGCGTGCTTATCGCTGGTGTAGTCGCTGATCGTTTCGCTCTCGTAAATGTAGCTGCTACGGTCTCCGTCGCGCGATTGGACAACGGTTGCCTTGCAATGCGTGTCCTCTTGTCCGTTCTTGCGAGTTTCCTCGATTTCCATCGAGTGTTTGCCTTCCGTCCAATCCGTGATCGCGTATTGGGTTTCGTCAACCTCGAATAAATAGACGAGGTACGCTTGGTATGCTTCGCTCATAGCCCCTCCCCTTCCGTGACTTCGCGATCGATTTCGACGAGGGCAAAACCGTGCGCCTTAGCCTCTGCGATTGCTTCGGACCGGAGCGTAAGCACGCACGTCGATCCGCTTGCGTAAACCACCATCCACCTTCGCACCCGCACCGTTTTCTTTGGCGGTGGGGCTAGGTTGTACGGGTTGTCAGCCTCCCCGTACATTTTGCGACCGTCAGCGTTCCATCCAACCGGAACCCAATCGCCAAAAATTCCCTTAACTCGCCCTGTGTAGCGATTTCCCTCTTGCCCCTCATTGATCGCATCAATAAAGGCCTCTTCCCCATTCGCCAGTTTAACCGGCCCGATCTGCCATTTAGTTTCCATCTTGCACCTCGATTAAATCAAAAACACTTTCTTTCCCGACCATATACCGCCCATCGCTTCGCCAAGTTTCCCAATCCCAGTCAGCCGGATCTTCGCTCGGCGGCTCGTTGCTGTGATTGCCGACTTCCCCGCGAAGATCCATTCCGTCCGTAAAGGTGTTGCGGATTTCCTCAATGCCTCGCACCCAATAGCGGCCGCGTGTTGTTGGTTACCATTGTCGCTTCACTATAGCACCTCGATTTTGCGAAAAAAGACTCTCGTTTCCTTAGTCCAAAAATAGTAGTGGTCGCCGTCGATCTTGACTACCGCTTCGGTTTTGCCGGTCGCCACAAAGGCATTAAACATGGCTTCGCCCATCTTGTCTTTTGCGTCCTCTGCGTACCGCATATTCGCGACTGCCGCCCGCAATGAATAAGCCGCCAGAGCCAAATCAACCCTTGCCTTCGCAGGGCTAGGGGCCTCTGGTTCGATGGGGATTAGGTCGTATGGGCTTTCGCCTTTTTTGTTGTAATTGCCGCTCTCGGTCCATTGCATCGGGATTGTAAATCCCGAATCCTCGACCTCGCCGCGTATCGGGTAATCTGAATCGGGGTCTCTCCCTTTGATCCGGTATTGATGCCCGCCCCTAGTTTTGTCTTGCCATTGCGTCATTGTTCTACCTCATAAAAATTGCCGTGAAACTCAATACATTTGCCCGCTTTGGTTTTGTACGCCGATCGATGCCTAGATAGCCCGTGAAAATCTCGCGTCAGGTCTTGGTAGTCGATGCCGTCAAAGTGTACCGTGTAGCGTTGCTGGCGAATCTGCTCAGCTCTTTCAGCTTCAAGCCGGTAGTCGAAGCCGTCGAAGTGTACGGTGTAGCGTTGGGGGTCGCTGGGTTCGCTGCCTTTTTCAGTTTCAATCGCTATCCAAAGCGTCACGGCGAACGCAACAACGACTACCGTAAACGCCAACGCAATCTCAGAAAGAAACGATTTCCAGTGCCTTGCAAAAAACGATTTCAAGCTACTCACTGCGTCACCTCAAAGCCTTTCGCCGTGATCGTGATCGTCTGGCCGCTGGGAGTGCCAACCGTATCGCCGGCCTTTAGTGCGTAATGGCCTTGCTCGAAGCCCGGCTCTACGCACCTAATGCAATCGCCATTCGGGCCCTCGACCGTATCGCCGACCCGCAAAACGTAGTGCCTTGGCCCAGGCTGAACCGGCTCGATAGGATCGCCTGATGTCCATTCGCAAACCGGACAGCACGGCGGATTGTCTGTGCAGTGCGAGCAAGGCGGCCTGATGTGACAGGAGCAATCTTTCACCGGTCGAAACCTAAGCACGCCGGTGCACCCTTGCGTCGGGCATTTGCTGCCCTCGTCAAGTTTTAGCGGCTCAGACTCCACCGCCCCTATGCGGCGGCGATACCAGACCGTTTTGACTTGATCGCCGTCGTTGGTAAATGTCTGCCTCCATTCTTTAAGGTGGCAGTCCCATGCCTCATCGGTCGCAAGCTTCGGCTCATCGGGAAACTTGCCCAGCAACGTCCACCCCGGCCCCGGATCGGGCTTGTTGGTCCACCAGGATGGTTCGCGGTAGACCTGGCAGTTTTCAAAATACGATCGACCGCAATTATGCTCGCAGTTCCAGCATGGGCTATCTTGCGCCCACCCGCGAAGAAGCCCTAAAGCTTTTCCGCAATGCTCGTCACCCCAGAACCTAGCCTCGACCGCTTCCCCTTTCATCACCCGTGCAACATCGTCAGCGGTTGCGTCTTGCCAAAATGCTTCGATTCTTTCAGTGGTCATCTCTTCTCCCTTTCAACTTACAAACTAAACAAAATGGACGGCTCAAAGGCACGTTGCACCGTGAGCACCAGTAAACATTCGTCTTTTCATTGCTGCCAATCGCCCGCCGTGCTTGATGGTCTTTAATGCCATCGGGCAACAACGGTGCAGGCTCAACGGAATACGGCGTAAAATAGTTTACCCGCTCCAAGTACCGCTTCGCCCTTCGCGGAATAGTCTCGGCAAGCTTTAGCAAGATCTTGATTTTGTCGATGCCAAGATCGGTTAACAGTTGGCACTTCGGGCACTTGTCCCGCTTGGCCGTCTCGAAAGCATCGGTGCAAATGCTGCATTTTTTGCTCACTGGAAACCTCGATCATTTCATACGTTGCGGGTTGCGATCTGCACCCTAGGAAAAACACGGAAAGTAATAGGATTCGCATCTTAACCTCCATAACGCCGCCCCGAATTGGGTTGGCAAAAGCCCCGAGAGGGATTTGAACCCTCGCCTTCCGTACCTACGCTAGCTCAGTACGGCTGTTCCGCCGCAATAACTTCCAGGGCAAAAGGATCGGGTACGACTTGAACGTACTTTGCCGCGATTTGACGCCCCTGTGTGGATGTCCCCTTTAGGGAGGCCCACACCGCCGATCCTGTTTCGCTATTTTTGCTGGCCCCTCGATCGCTGGTAGCTGGTTGCGAGTAAGCTTGACGCGATCCAAGGGCCTGGATTCGCCATCTACGATATCCGCGACCTCGTGCTCCGTCTGGATACCAAGCGATAGCTCAGGGGCATAGACTCGAACGAAAAACGCTGCCGAGCGATAGCGTAGCATCTGATCCGGCATGGTTTGCCACTTCGAGCCGTTCTTGGAATACCATCCTTCGGCCTTTGCCATCCCGATTGTGATCGGCGTTGACTCAAGCACTTCGCCCGTTTGGCTGCACACCGCCGAGCAGATGCAACCATAATCGTCTTTGCCCGCAGTGCCTACGGTTCAGTATCGCAGAGGCCCAAACTTTCCCGATGCGTTAGCCGTCGCAATCAGGAACTGACTTGACCAAGCCGGTCGACCGTGAACCACGTAAAGATTCTGCATGACCATTAGCGGATCAGCTTTAAGCCGGTTTGCCATGTTCAACGCAACCAAACAATTCGGTAGGTTGTTCTGGTAGTCTTTCGGTATCAGCGTCGACTTGCTGAGAGCCGTTGCGACCCTTTGAGCCAAGGCAAAACCGTCTGAATTGTCGAAACCCGCTTCGACGACTTTTACCGCGTCGAAAGTGTTTTGGACCTGTGTTGTTAAATCTGTACTCATCGTCTATTCTCCTTCGTAAACCCTTCGTTTCGGCAACCGCAACGGGAAAATCCCGCTGCTGTAAGGTTGCTGCCACCACTCAATACCTAGCCTAGATTCGTAGTCCTGGACCAGCCGCCAAGTGTCATCGCACCCCATTTCGATCGTCGCATCGTCAAGCTCGTAAAGAGCCACTGTTGGCGGTATGCCACGCGTCGATGGCCTTGGCTTCTCGACTACTGCAAAAATAAATCGATAGGATTCGCCTGTGGCCTCTTCTAGAGCCCGCTGATAAATCCACGCCTGCCGATGATACCCGTAATCCACTGCCGACCATTGCCAGCGATGCGGGCTTGCGTCGTCAGTTGTCTTGATGTCCAAAATCAACTTCATCGAGTCGATAATGCAATCGGGCTTGGCTTTGAACTTATGCCCAGACAGGTCAAGCTCGAAAGGCGCTTCGACCCGTCTCGGTTGCGCCATGATGGCCGCGAATTGAGCGTGGTTGTTCAGTGCCTGGACGCAATCCAAAGCGTCCTCGTATTGCTGATCGTCCAGCAATTCTTTGCCTTCGCAGTCGACCAAAAATTGAGCCCAATCCGCCTTCCCTTCCTTGGTTCGCCTGTCGCATTTTGGAGCGATAGCAAACCGATTGCTAAACTCCTCAGGCTCCAACGCCAAGCAATGAACCGCATGACCCATAGCGAACGCTGCCGAGTCTTTCTTGGGTAGGCTCGGCGGATCGTCGACGTAACGCATTTTGCATTCCATCGGGTTTTGAGCCAGACAGGATAGCATCGAGTGC